CGAAGGTAGATTGAAAAAACGAGATTTGGAAGGAATACCAGGATTAAATCTAGATAAATTTCATGTGATTGGATCTCAAACAGGTAAAATATTACATGCTGAAGAATACTTACAAATTGCAGAAAGAATTATTAATGAGATTCCAGGATCTCTTTTAATTATTGACTCATATTCTGCATTGTGTACAGAAGCAGAAATAACAAGCGATATGAATAAAATGCAAAGAGCAGATGGGGCAAAATTATTAGCTAAATTTTGTAGGAAAGTTGCGAATGTTATTCCTGTGAACAGAAATATTGTTATAGGTATAACTCATTTGATGGGTAATCCCGGTAATGGATATGTAGAATGGAAAGAAAAAAGTGGACAGGCTATAGCATATCAAACGGATATTAAATTAAAAGCAACTTATTTCAAAGCATGGAATCTATCCGACGATTCTCCTCAAATTGGACAAGAAATCGAATGGCAAGTATTATGTTCAGCATTAGGTCCACCCGGAGGAAAAATAACATCTTATTTAAGATATGGACAAGGAATAGATAAATATATGGAATTACTGACTCTTGCTGTTGATATGGGACTTGTATCCAAGGGCGGAGCATGGTATACTCTTACAAGTGCTCCAGACAAACCAAAATTTCAAGGTTTAGAAAAAACTAGACAATTTTTAGTAGATAACAATAAAGTGTACGAAGATTTATGGAATGAGATAAAAACTACTATGGGATTAAAATGCAAGTAAAAGATTTAGATAATAATACTGTTCATTGGCAATTGATCGGTAATATTTCCCATGGTTCTATGCAAAATAAATCATCATTACATCTTAAAGCAAGAGATCTATTACATAAATGTTTTCCTACACTACAAATTTTAGAAGAAGTAGCCATACCATTAAGAAAAGCAGAAACTCTATATATGGATTTTTATTTACCTCTTACAAAAACTTGCGTAGAAGTTCATGGTGAACAACATTTTAAGTTTAATAAATTTTTTCATAATTCCGTATTAGGATTTATGAAACATAAAAAAAGAGATGAGAATAAAAAAGAATGGTGCGAAAATAATAATATTAAATATATAGTTTTATCGTATGATAACATCGACTCTTGGGAAGAAATTATTAAAACATGAACACCAAAGATCAAGTTAGTGAATGGGATAAAGTTCTAGACGAATATGAGAATCAATTAGGTTTGGGTACCTATGTACCAAATCAATTTGATGAATCAGAATTAAATAAATATTTGTATATGTCTAGAGATGAGCTTGAAAAGTTAACACCAGAAGATTGTTCCATAATCGCATATAGACTTGGACAGTTTTCTTTTCATGTACAAAGATCTATTAATAGAGAAATAGCTAGATATAATTGGTCAGAAGAAAATATTAAAGAAGCTATAGCTGATGATATCAATAATTATAAAGGCTATGGATACATAGAAAAATCTAGTCAGGCTATAAAGCACAATGATAAAGCAAATGCTCTTAATAAGATCAAAAAATATGCCAAACAAAGAAGTGACAGATTACAATATATAGCAAATAGTATTAAAAATCTATCTGATATTCTCTTATCCATTTTAAAAACAAAGGTAAAACATGGATCTATCTCCTAAACAAATTCAACAGATGATCGATATGTTACAACTAATGTTGGACAATCAGTCGTCAGAAACTAATACTGAAGTAGAGGACGAACCCACCCCTACAAAAACTAAAAAGAGCAATTTCTATAATAAATTCTCTGATATGCCAGAAAAAAATATGCATAAAGAGGACGTAGAAATAGATCAAAGATTACAACAAAAACCGCCTATGCCAAGAACCAGAAAAACAAATTTGGTTTCTGTAAAATGCAGGGTTTGTGGTAAACAAGATAAGGTTAGTCCATCGTTGGTTATATCAACAGATAGGTATAAGTGTAATAAGTGTTCCATTTCAGCAGGATGAAAATATGATATTGTCTGACTCTGCGGCCGAAAGGGCTGTTTTAAGCGGAATATGTTTGTTTGGTGATGAAGTATATGTGGAAATTTCTGATATTATATCAGAATCAACATTTACTATAGACAGCAATATTTACTTATATAAGTGTATAAAGCATATTTTATCATCAGAACCTAAAACCAAACTTGATATAGCATCAATTTTATCGGCATCTCAAGAGGTTGGTTTATCTCATATTTTATCTCATAAAGACGAAATCCAACATCTTAAAGCCATATTAAGTTTTCCTGTAGAAAAAAATAATGTTAAGAAGTTTGCGACTAAAATTAAGAAGCTAGAAATAGCCAGACTACTAACTCAACAACTTCAACATGCACAAAATAAAATAGAAAATATTTCTGGCACAGAAAGTATAAATAGTATAGTTAGTATAGCAGAAGACAGTGTGTTTAATTTTGTTAATTCTATAGATCAAGTAGATAATAATCCTGAAATTATTGGTAACGAAATAGATCAATATATAGAATATTTAGGAAATAATCCAATAGATCAAGTTGGTATTTCAACCGGGTTTCCAATATATGATCAGTCTATAGGTGGAGGATTAAGAAAAAGCACAATCAATGTTATAGCAGCAAGGCCAAAAACAGGCAAAACATTATTGTCGGATAATATGGGTTTTCATATAGCAAATAAGCTTAAAATTCCTGTATTGAATTTAGATACAGAAATGACAAAAGAAGACCATATTCATAGAATATTAGCTATGATGACAGAAGTAGAAATTAATAGTATAGAAACTGGTAAATTTTATCAATCAGAAACTCTTAAAAATAAAGTCACCAAAGCTGCTAAAGATTTACTAGAAACAAAACTTTATTATAAATCTATTGCCGGTAAAAGTTTTGAAGAACAAATAGCAATAATGAGAAGATGGCTGGTTAAAGATGTTGGACTTAATCCAGATGGTACAGCCAAAGATTGTGTGATTTTTTATGATTATTTGAAGCTGATGGATAGTGCCGGAATATCTCAGGATATGAAAGAATATCAGGTATTGGGTTTTATGATGACGTCATTGCATAATTTTGCTACCCAATATAAAATTCCTGTTGTGGCTTTTATACAATTAAATAGAGACGGAATATCAAAAGAAAGTACAGATACAGCAAGTGGTTCAGATAGAATCATTTGGTTGTGTAGTAACTTTACAATCTTTAAAAGAAAAAGTGATGAAGAAATTGCAGAAGATGGACCAACAAACGGTAATCGCAAACTAGTTCCACTCATTAGTAGACACGGCGGCGGATTGGACGACAATGACTATATCAACTGCTACATGAAGGGTTGGTGTGCCAAAATTGTTGAGGGTAAAACAAGATTAGAATTACTTAATGGAACTAATAATACTGATGAAGAATTTGACATTGAGAACGACCACGAAACCCTACCGTTCATATAATCAATTAGAACTAAAAATTATTTGTGATCAATTATGTGATAAGATAGATGATTTATTATCTCATTTTAATATTGATTATAAACACACAAATAGTTCTATGATTTCTATGACCTGTCCTATTCATGGTGGAGATAATCCAACCGCATTAAATATTTATCATGAGGGAGATAATTATAGAGGTAATTGGAAATGCAGAACTCATGGGTGTGAAAAATTTTTCAAGGAGTCTATTTTAGGTTTTATTAGAGGAATAATTTCTAATAGAAAATATAAATGGGGTGAATCTGGAGATAAAACCGCATCTTTCTATGAAGCAATAAACTTTGCTGAAAAGTTTTTAGGAAATAGTATTGCAGAAATAAAAATTGATTATCAAACTGAAGATAAAAAATCTTTTACTAGAATTATAGAAAAGATACATAATAACAGTAATACTGATACTGTTCCTAGTTTAACTAGAGATGTTGTTCGTAGTCATTTAAAAATACCATCACAATATTACATAAATCGTGGGTATTCGTCAGATGTTCTGGTTAAATACGATGTTGGTCTATGCGACAGACCAAATAAAGAAATGTCTAATAGGGTCGTAGCGCCCGTATACGACATTACTGGGCAGTATGTTGTTGGATGTACTGGTCGTTCAATATTTGAAAAATGCGGCGAATGCAAATATCATCATGACCACAACCATTCGTGTCCTTCCAAAGAAGAAGGTTATAAATATAGCAAGTGGAAACATAGTAATGGATTTAAGTGTCAAAATCATTTATATAATTTATGGTTTTCAAAAGAATATATCAAAAAAGACCATATTGTAATTATAGTAGAGAGTCCTGGAAACGTATGGAGATTAGAGGAAAACGATATACATAACAGCGTAGCCATTTTTGGCTCTTCTATGAGCGACAGACAAAAACTACTATTAGATAGTTCTGGCGCTATGAAAATAGTAATTTTAACAGATAATGATGATGCTGGTAAGAAAGCAGCAGAAAACATTATTGAAAAATGTCAAAAAACCTATCAAATATATACGCCAACCATATCTAAATCTGATATTGGCGAAATGACAAGTGATGAAATCAACAAACAAATTAAAGAGTATTTAAAGAGTATAACATGACAAAAATTATTGCTTTCGCTGGCAGAAAACAGTCAGGCAAAACAACTTGTTCAGAATTTGTTGCCAATATAGTTACTGGTAACTTATTGGGAGATGTAAAAATATATAATTTTGCTGATCCACTAAAACAAGATATTTGTATAAATATACTAGGATTAACATATGATCAGTGTTATGGTTCTGATGAATCAAAAAATGAACTAGTAAACTGTTTTTGGGATAATAAACAATTAACGGCCAGAGAAGTTATGCAAATGGTTGGAACAGATATGTTTAGGGCGATGCAAACGAATGTATGGTCTAGTGCTACTGTCAGAAAAATACAGCAAGAAAAACCAACTGTCGCAATTATTGCTGATTGTAGATTTCCTAATGAAGTAGATGCAATAAAAGAAGTTGGAGGTCTTGTTATTAAATTAACTAGAAATCCATACAATTCTGATCATTTAAGTGAGATGGCTTTAGATGATAATAAATATAATCAGAATAATTTTGATCTTGTAGTTGATAATAGATATTTAAATATTGGAGAACAAAATAAAATAATATACAATTTTCTCACACAACATAAGGTGATATCATAATTATTACTTACTTTAGATCATCTAGTTATAATACGCACAATATGTGCGAACAGCAATATTTTTTCGAATATGTTTTAGGATGGAGGGGTCCGTCTAATAAAAAGGCGGATAAAGGAACGATAGTTCATAAAGTTTTAGAAATTCTAGCCGTTATACAACAAGGAGTTCAAAATGATGAAAAAACTGTTGAAGATGATATACTTGGTAATATTAATGTTAATAAATATAATTTAAATACTATTATAGAAAAAGTATATAATTATTATTCTAAACAATTTTCCCATCATACATGGGAAATTAAAGATTATAAAGATTGTCATAGCTGGGTATATAAGGCCATATCTCATAATGGAGGAATGTTTGATCCAAGAAATAGAATCATAGTGTGTCCAGAACAAAAGTTTGATATAGAAATTAAAAAACCATGGTCTAAATACTCTTTCAAATTAAAAGATGAAACTATTAGTGGTAATTTAGCAATTAAGGGAACGATAGATCTAATTACTAAAATAGATGATAATACATATGAAATTGTAGATTGGAAAACTGGTCGTAGATTAGATTGGGCCACAGGACAAGAAAAGACACAGGAAAAGCTAGAAAAAGATCCTCAGCTTAAAATTTATCATTATGCATTAAAGCAATTATATCCTCATATAGATAATGTTATTGTAACAATCTATTTTATTAATGATGGTGGTCCATACTCTATATGTTTTAATAATTCTGACCTAAAAAGCACAGAAAATATGCTAAAAGATAAATATGAAATTATTAAAAAAACCACCAAACCTAGACTCAATAAAACATGGATGTGCAATAAGCTATGTCATTTTGGTAAAACATCTTTTGAAAATACTCATATCCCAACCATTACTGAATACAGAGACAACCAAACAGTTGCTAAAAATAATATAATGACCAAATGTGAACAGATTAAACACGATATAGATGTTAAAGGAATGGATGTTGTTGTTGACGAATACACTTTTCCCGGTTATACTGTATCGGCATACAAAGCACCGGGCAGCGTTGAATAATTTTAAGAAAAGAAAGGAGACAAATAGATGGATATGACAAAGACTTATGTGCCTTTGCATGTCCATTCCTAACGACTCATTACTCGTTATTGGATGGATTGTCTAAACCACATCAAATCGCTAATAGGTGTCTAGAAATAGGTGCAACTTCTTGCGCATTAACAGATCATGGTTCTATTTCTGGAGCTATACAATTTTATTCTGAAATGAATAAAAAAGGAATTAAACCAATCTTAGGCTGTGAAATATATGTTTGTGATCAAGACGCATCTATAAAAACCAAAGAAAATGGTAAATTAAGTCATTTGCTAATACTAGCTAAAAATCTTAATGGATGGAAAGATTTGATAAAAGTTATTTCTATTTCTAATTATGGAGATAATTTTTATAAGAAACCAAGATTAGATCTAGATACTTTAGGATCAATCATTAGTAAAAATATGCTTTGTATCACTGGTCATCTAGGATCATCTTTAGCTAATACTATACTTGACAATGATCACATATCTTCAGATAGTCATAAGAATAGTAATAATCATCTAAATAAATTGATAGATGTTTTTGGTAGAGAAAATATATTTTTAGAATCTCAACTAATAGACCAAGAAAATTTACCTATTCAGGTACCACTAACTTCTTATATTAGGGATCTTGCTAAAAAATTTGGAATAAAAGTAATCTGTACTCCTGATGCTCATTATTGTAGAAAAGAGGATGCTGTTGATCAGAGAATTTTATTATGTAATAATTTAAAAACAACACTATCTGAAATTAACAGAAAATTAGATAATGATGATGATGTTGGTATGAGTTGCTTTTTTACATCTGATAATTTTCATATTCCTACTTTTGAAGAAATGAAAAGTCTTCATACAGAAGAAGAGATCCAGAACACATTATTCGCATCATCAATGTGTGAAGAGTATGATATTATGAGTAAGCCTATGCTTCCACCATTTGATTATCCAAAATCATATGATTCGGATGATGAATATGTTAGACAATTATGTAGAAACGGATGGAAACAAAAACTATCTGGCAATATAACTAAAGAGCAAGAAAATATTTATGCAGATAGAATAAAATATGAATTGGGTGTTTTACAAGGCGCCGGGTTATCAAGTTATTTTCTAATTGTTAACGATATTGTTAACTATGTAAAAGATAACAACTGGTTGCCGGGTCCGGGAAGAGGTAGTGCTGCTGGATGTTTAGTTTCTTATTTATTAGGAATAACATCTATAGATCCTATTAAATATAATCTTATGTTTGATAGATTTTATAATGCTGGTAGAAATACCAAGGATAGAATTAGTATGCCAGATATTGATATCGATGTGCCAATTAATAAAAGGGAAGATATTATAAATTATATAAAAAATAAATATGGTCACAAAAAAGTCTCACAAATGATTACTTTTAATACGATGAAAGGTCGTGGTGCATTAAAAGATGTTTTGAGAGCATATGGAAATGTATCTTTTGATGAGATGAATAAGATTACTAAATTTATACCGGACGAGGCTAAAATTGCTGATGAACTTCAAGAAATGAAAGAAGAATATGGAGAAGCATCAATAATACAGTGGGCATTAGAAAATAATAGTAAAGATCTAAAAGAATGGTGTTATATAGGAGAAAATGATTCCTTAGAAGGACCACTTGCCAAAAGATTTGAACAGGCTATTAGATTAGAAGGCACTAAATCTAATCAATCAAAACATGCTGCCGGAGTTGTTATAGCGTCTAATGATCTAGAAAATATTTGTCCTATGGTTTATGACACTAAAAATAAACAACCGATTGCTGGTATGGAAATGCAAGATTTAGAAAGTATTGGTATAATTAAGTTTGATGTATTGGGTGTAGCAATGTTAGATAAAATTATGGATATTTCTTCCACGCTAAAGATAGGAGATAGTTTATGAAATTTTATGAAATTCCATTAGATGTGAAGTTTAGAGTACTAGCAACAAATGAAGAATATAAAAAAATCAAAGAAGAGAGAATAACTTGTTGCAAAGTTAAGCATAATGCAATAAGGCTTAGTAATAATGAACATGTTGTGATCAAACCTATGGAACAAGTAGAGGTTATTAATTAATGGCTAACAAAAAAATATGCGTATTTGATTTTGAGACCGATGGTAAAAATCCACACGAATGTAGTCCAGTACAATTAGCGTGTGTTATGATTGATCCAATTAAATTAGAAATTATAAAAGATTCAGAATTTAATATTAATCTAAGACCAGAACTTTTAGAAAAAAATATAGATCATCAATATGATAATGATATACTAGATTTTCATGCTAAAGTCAAAGGATGCTCTCAATCAGATATTCTAGAGCTATGGAAAACTTATCCAAAGCAAGAACAATCATGGAAACAATTTACCAATTACTTGGATAAGTATCATTGTAGATCAACAAAGAAAAATGAATTTTCTGCACCAATTGCTGCCGGATACAATATACATAGGTTTGATCTTGTTATAGTTAATAGATTAAGCCAAAAATATAAAAATACAAATAAAGAAAATTATAGTAATATATTTTATCCAAGAGACGTTTTAGATATTATGAATTTAATTTTTTATTGGTTTGAAAATATAGATAAAATTAAGAGTTATTCATTAGATAATATTAGAGATTATCTAGGAATAGATAAATCTGGAGCACATGATGCGTTAAAGGATGTGAAGGACTGTGCTAATATTTTGATACGTTTTTTGAAATTACATCGTAATTTATCACCAAAAGTTAATTTTGAGAATTCATTTAAATGAAAAATATAAAATATTCTTGTGGTTGTCAGTTCGATAGAACCGATGATGGTGTTGAGTTTAATCCAGATATTAGCAAATTAAATTTATCGTGTTCAAAAACATGGAATTTAATTTCTGATGGTAATACTAAAGGATGTTTTCAATTAGAAAGCAGACTTGGTAAAACAATGGCAAAAAAACTCAAACCAACAAATATAGAGCAATTAGCAGCACTAATTAGCATCATGAGGCCCGGTTGTTTAGAAGCAATTAGAGATGGGAAAAGTGTTAGCAATCACTATATAGATAAAAAGAATGGTGAAGAATCAGTAGATTATTTTCACGATGCTCTTGAACCGATATTATCTAATACATACGGAGAGATGGTTTATCAAGAACAGGCTATGGAAATAGCTAAAGAATTAGCTGGTTTTGATTTGCAAGAAGCAGATATGTTAAGAAAAGCTATTGGTAAGAAAAAACCAGAAGAAATGTCTAAGCTTAAATCTAAATTTATAAATGGTTGTCTAGAAACCAAAATAATTAGTCAGAATCAAGCAGAAGAAATTTTTAACTGGATTGAAAAAAGCCAAAGATATTCTTTTAATAAAAGTCATGCTGTAAGTTATGCTATTAATGCATATTTATCTGCATATTGTAAGGCACATTTTCCAAGAATATTTTTTAATTCCTATCTTAGATTTGCTAAAGATAAAATTGATCCTCAAGCAGAAATTAAAGAGTTGATACAAAATGCTAATGAGATGAATGTAACTGTTAAACCTCCTGATTTTAGACTCCTGAATAAATATTTTATATTAAAAAACAAATCTATTTATTTTGGCTTAACAGACATAAAGGGTGTTGGAGATTCTGTATTTGATAAAATGACTAATTTAGTAGCTCAAAATAATATGGATTTAAATACCTCATCGTGGTATGATATATTAATTAAAATTCTACTAAAAATTAATAGCACAGCATCCAAAGCATTAATCTCTGTTGGTGCATTTGATCATTTTGGTAAATCTAGAAATAAATTAATTTTTGAATATACATTACTATCAGAATTAACAGACAAAGAATTACAATTTATATCAAATAATATTTGTGGTTCTCTATATGATATGTTTGTACTACTAATGAAAATGCCTAGACTATCAGTAAAACGTAAAGATATTATACAAAATCTTATGCAGACTATTAATAGACCGCCTTATAGTTTAGATGATACTATAGAGTGGTTATCTGATACAGAATATTCATTATTGGGATATTCAGTTACTTGTTCAAAAATAGATATGTATGATATCAATATGACTAATTGTAGTTGTAGAGACTTCAAAAGTCCTAC